GAGCGCCACGAGGAGGCCGCTTCCGTTTCCACCCTCTACAACGCCAGCCCACGGTAGCAGCGCCCTGATACCGCTCGCATCAGCGACTTGTCCCTAGTGGCTGTCCTACCGCTAGGTTCTCGGGGCTGACTAACTTGGCTGGCCTGCCCAACGGCTTTGCTCCCCCTACTGCAAGCCGCTCACATCCCGTGTGACTATCGCTAGCTCGCATCTAGCATCGTGGGCAGGCTCAGGGCAAAAAAATAAGCCTAGAGGCCGAAGCCTCTAGGCTTATTGTGTTAGCCGAGGAGATTCTTCACGATCTTGTGAGCAGACTGCTGCTGAGTCTGAGCACGGCGACCGACGTAGAACTGGTGCCAGAGATTGCCGAGGAGTGTGAAACCACGAGCACCAGTGCCGGGAGATGCAACGGTGTCAGTGGCCTTGGGTGCTGATGCTTGGCCTCGGAAAGTGCGAGTGGTTCCAGCGTCGGGGATGATGTCCTCGGGATCGTAGCCGATGAAGATCTTGCCAGTGTCAGTCCTGACAGCGATCATGTTCACAGCTTCCTCGGGGAGTGGGAGAATCTCTACCACGTTGAGCGTCGCAATAGTCTTCTGCGTACTGGTGGGCATCGGGCTGCTCCTTGTGCGCTCGGGTGTGTGCGTGTGCGCGAGAGCCCGGAGCGCGAGCGGGATCGCGGCGGGGAGGCCCTGAGCACTGGTCGTGCCAAGCCTTGCGGCACAACGAGTTAGCCGCGTTGCTGCAATCGAGTTTGGTGAGAGTGAACCCGGCAGCCCCCCAACGCGCGCCACTGGACACACCCCTACCGGCCTTTACCTCCGCACCTATTTTTGAAAATTGCAAATTTCCCTTGACCCTGCTAAACTCTAGCCCATGACAATTGAGCCAATGGACGAGGAAGGACGCCCCAAAGGCGCTACCGACAAGGCCAAGTACCGCGCCAAATACTTCGAACTCAAGAAGGCCATCGTCGAGAACGAGCGCTACCTCAACACTCCCACCTACAAAACCGTCAACGACATCGCCATCGAGTGGGAAATTGAGCCCGGCAAGGTCCGCCAACTGCGCCACCGCATGGGTCTACGTCGTGGTCTAGGCATCACCCACAACGTACAGAAGTACTCTCGCCTCGCGCCCGGCCTCGACGAGGAAGGACTCCTCCGCAGTCTCGCCGACGAGCCCCTCATGAAGCCAGAAGACCGCCTTCGCATCCTCTCGCGCCTCGTACGCACCGGCGCGCCCATGATCAAGATCACAGCTATCAAGGCCATTGAAGATCTAACCCGCGTCACCACCGAGCGCATCGGCCCTCCCGATCCCCTATCAGCCGACGAAGCTATCTCTCGCCTCGCGAGACTGATGATCGCCGCTGGCAAGAAGATCTCCAGTGCTGCCTTCTCCCGTGCCTTCGAGGAGTCTAATGAACCAGGTTCACCATCGCCACAACCTGAAGAGGAGATATGGCCTGACACCGCCTCTTCTCCGTCGTCTGACCCGCCAGCAGCAGAACCGCTGCCTGATCTGCCTCCAGCCAGTCCCACTCCAGGTGGACCACTGCCACCAGACCCAGCGGATCCGGGGCCTCCTCTGCATGCAGTGCAACCTGGCCCTGGGCCTATTTGAGGACGACCTAAGCCGCCTCCACCGTGCCATCCGATACCTTGAGGGCAAATGCACACCCCGAAAACTAAAGTCGAATCCGCTGCCGCCCTTCCAGTCATCCAAGTAACCTGGGTGGACGCCTACCTCAACCCTGAGGATAGCGCTGCCCTCAAGCAGGTGCGCGACATCCGAGAGTTCGGCGAACTGCCCGTGGTCCAGGATGTGGGCTACCTCGTTCGCTGGAACGCCGCCGAGATCGTCCTTGCAGTTTCACGTTGTAACGCTGATAATGATATCCGTCACAGCAACACTATTCCCCGCAGTCTCGTGCGAGGGATAGATGTTCTAGCAGGGGAGCTACCGTGCCCGATGACCGCATTGATCCCGAGTCAGAAGGGCCGGAAGACGAAGGCCCGCCCAACCTTGGAGATATCACGCCATGGCTCATCGAATACGTCCGCATCAACTTCGCAGAACACAGTAGCCTACTCTACGACCAAACCCCGCATGGATCCATCCCCTCCATCGTCAAGTGGACCCTTGCGGGCCTAGTAGTCAACGCTCAATCTGACGATGACACCGGATTCACCGATCCAAGAGGAGATCTACCCAATGCCTAAGAAACTCGAAGAGGCGCTCAAGAAAGAAGCTGCCAAGAAAGGTCTCAAGGGAGACCGTGCCGATGCCTATGTCTATGGCACCCTCCGCAAGACTGGCTGGAAACCCAAGCGGGAGAAGTAGTGCCCCAGAAAGTCGGGTGGGACGCTGATTCTGAGCGTATTCTCTGGGCAGACATCTGCCGCAAGTCCTTCTGGCACTTTTGCGACTATGCCCTAGGATTCGGCGACCACCCCGACTTTCGCTGGTGGACTCCCCGAGTCCACCGCCCTTTCTGCAATTGGTTCCAACATAACGTGGAGGACTGGCTTGAGATCCGCGCAAAGAGGGAAAGCCGCTCCATTAACCTCATGGTTGTTGTCCACCGTGAGTTTGGTAAAACTATGGTTATCACCAAAGCCGGAACCCTCTGGCTCCATCTCCTCAACCCTGATCTTTCATCGTACATTGGCTCATCTACAGTCACGCGAGCCCAAAGCTTCTTCGCGCCGATCAAAACGATCCTCTCTAATAACGACCCACATACCCGTTTTTGCTACCTCTACGGCAACTGGTACAACAAAGATCGTACCTGGGCGGCCTCCGAAATCGTACACGGCGCTCGTGTGGCGCTCTCTCGTAGCGAGCCTTCGATTGGTACTTGGGGCGTTGAAACAGGACTTACTGGAACCCATCCCGATCATGGTGTTATGGATGATCCTATCGACTACGAGCAAATGGGAAAAGATGGTCAGTGGCTGGAGAAGGTCAACACTCACCTCATTAGTCTTGCGCCTGTATTCAAGGCAGATGCGCTCTTCATCTACACCGGCACCCGCTACCACGATGCAGACGCTATTGGAGAAGCTGTCCGCCTTGAGGGAGCAGAATCCGTCACCTCCATGCACATGCCAGGAGTCTTCACCGATCCCGAGGGCAAGTGGCGCGTCTTCTTCCGCGCAGCCCGAGCCGACGACGGCACCCCGACCTTCCCGGAAAACTGGCCGGAGAAGCGCCTCAAGGACTACGAGAAGCGCCACAACCTCCAGTACGCGGCCCAGCTCATGAATGATCCCAACACTGGGGCACACGTCCCACTCACCCGCGACCAAGTCGATAGTCTGTGGGTAGAGCCTGACGATGTGCCCCGCAACCTCCGCATCTCGCTCCACATCGACACTGCCTTCAAAAGCCGCATCACCATGAACCGGGGCGACGAATCAGTGTTCCTCTGGTTCGGCCACACCGTCGATGGCACCGGCGATGTCTACTTCCTAGGCGGCCACAGCAGCAACCAGTGGCGCGTGGAGAAGTTCATCGACCAACTTGTTATCGTCCTTCAGAAACTCAAACAGCAAAGGCTCTATCCCTTTGTCATCACCGATGAATCCGAAATCGGTGGCAAGACCGGCACCTGGGAAATGACTATCCAGAGCTGGTGCCACAACGCAAACTTGGTCTGTCCCCGCATTGAACTCCTACCTAGAGGAGGCAAGAAGAAGGTTCTCCGCATCATTGACGCGGCTGCATACTGGGTCAACGGGAATGTGAAGCTTGTTAGGGGTGCCCCAGGAGTTGACAAACTCATAGATCAAATGCTAAGAATTGGCACATCAGCTCACGACGACTGGGCAGATGCCGCATCCGACGTTTTTAACAAGCTCATCTACGTTCCTGCCAGAAGAGGATCCAACCACGACGACCAGCCACACATCGTTCGCCCTTGGGACCGCGAGCTGCAGCCAGGAGGAGTATCCGATGATGACATCCGAGCGCTATACGACCGCAGCTTCGAAGAATACGGCGGCCGAGATCCAATCGACTAAGGGTGGGGCCTGCGACGTGCCGTTCCTCCCGGCATCTTCGCTGAGTGTGCCAGCGAGTGCGCGGCCCCTTTCCTTTCCCGGCCAGGGCTTCAACCCCCTACTTCACATCTTCAAGTGAGCAATGAGCGCCAGTTCCTCGCCCAGACCGGAGCCCCTGTTGATGGTAACGGCAATGGCAACGGCAAGATCAAGCTCAGCTGGGGCCAGATCGTCTGGGGTATCGCCATGCTCATGGCTCTAGCCGCCTCCTGGTACGACATGAGATCCCAGATCGCCTCAGTCAGATACGACAATTCCCTCCAGCTCTCCAACCTCAGGGCCGAGGTTTCTGCCCTGAGGGTCGAGCTGGCCTTCCGCAGCCAGGTCATCGACCAGAGCACCGGCAATCTCGACCGCCGCGTGGACCGTCTTGAAGGCCGCCGCTAAATCGCGCGCGTCATTTATATCGCGTGGCGCGCGAGACTGCTGGCCCGGCCCCCAGGCTTTGGGTTTGCTTTTCATAAGAGGGGGTAGGTACCAAGACCCCTCCCCTTCAGGGGAAGGGGGTCTTGGGTACCCCCTCCAATATCCGAAGGATATCGTAAAGTCTATCCTGAGAATTCCCGTGCTCCGAATTGCTGAATCTCCATGGACTTGGGCGCATCAGAATCTCTTGCCAATGCGTAATACGTATTGGTTCTCATTTTCGCCCTCTATAACCCCAAGTCACATCTCGACTTACAAAACATGGAAGCAGCCCAAAAAGGAGCTAACTCATTATGGAATTGCCACTTGCATCCAATGGCAAGCCCAAGTGCCCAACCTGCGGTTGTTTCAATCCATCACCCATCCTGACGCCCGATGGGCTGGTCCTCTGCCGTCAGTGCACGCCCGAGCAGTACAGCGCCTTTCAGAGCCCAGTCAAGGCCCCAGCCAAGGGCAAGAGGGTAAGGGAACCCAAGAAGCGCCGAAAGCTCTACACGCCCACTCAATGGTCCATGCTGACAGCCCAGGGAAACGTCTGTGCTTGCTGTGGAGTAGAGGGATGGGGCATGCTAAACAGCGGGGAGCCCTCCAAACGGGGCTGGATACTCAAATCAGCCAAGGGCCCTCGCAAGCTGGGAATCTTCTGCCGCTCCTGTGCAGCCGGGTTCCAGAAGCACCGTATCAGTTTGAAACGGTTCGCAGAGGCCAGACGTGGGCCTAGTGGTGATGGATCTAGAGATCAAGGAGGCGGTGGATCCCAATGACCCCAAACGAGACTGGGCAGCAGCCCGATCTGGCAAACTGGGTGTGTCCGTGGTGTGCATCTACGACTACGAGACCGACCGATATCACTTCTACGACGACTTCTGCCTCACCGAAGCCGTGGCGCACCTTGAGTCGGCTGAATGTGTGGTCACATTCAACGGACAGGAGTTCGATCTCCCGTGTCTTGGCGGAGTCTTTGGACGGTCAATCCGCCCCCGAGGACACTACGATATCCTGCAGGAAGTGTGGAAAGCACTGGGTAGGCGAGTCAAAGGTTATGGACTTGGTCCAATCAGTGAGCGAACTCTCGGACTCTCTAAGTCAGGCCATGGAATCCATGCGACAGATCTTTGGAACGAAAATCGAGTAGCCGAGCTATACACCTACTGTGCTGCAGATGTACACTTGACAACCTGTCTGTTTGACCACATAATGGACACGCATACGATTGTAGGCATGGGAGGAGACAAACTTTGCCTCAGACCCTATGATACGGTCATGGAGAGCCTAAGTGCCCGATACACCGAGTAGCTCAATCCCATATGCACCACCCGGCCCCGCGCCTGCTCTAGCTCCCACCACTGGGAGCATCGACAGCCTCATCAACGTCATCCGGGAGCGTCGTGCCCATGCCCTAAACCGTTACGTCAACTTCTTCCGCAAGGTGGCCCGGTGGTACGATCTCTATCGCGGCATCTATTCCGGCCGTTTCCAACCTTTCCGAAACAACATCCACATTCCATTTCTCTTCTCCGTCATTCAATCCGACGTGGCCCGCAAGGTCCAAACTTCCTTCGGCGCATGGCCCATCGTGGACTTTATTGGCTACGGCCACGGAGACCAGAACACCGCCCGTAAGAACGCCACTCTCATCTCAGCCCAGATGAAGGACTGCGACTCCTTCGTCAAGGCTGTCGACTTCTTCCTCAGTGCTGATATGTACGGCACCGGCATCGCGCGCGTTGGCTGGAAGCAGGAACGGCGGATGGAGCAGCGGCGTTCGATGCTACCCGGATCTGATGGCGCGTCTCGCGAGAGTGTAGTGAAGGGCTATGTGAATCGGTTCGATGGCCCGAACTGGGATGTTATCGACATCCTCGATTTCTGGGGCCAGCCTGGGAAGCGCAGCATCTCGGAGATGGCGTGGGTGATTCACCGCTACTACCTCGATTTGGATGAGGTTGACGAGATGGCGGCGCTAGGTATTTTTGATTCCAAGGCCGTCAGCCAGCTCAAAAAGGGCTCTAGCCTCCCTACCGGCGAGAACGAAGGTCAGGGAAGGCTAAGTATCTACCGCTCATCCTCGGAGTTCGAGGCGCGTCGGACTGAGCGTTACGCACGCCCCGTCGAGATCTGGGATATGTGGGGACGCGTCCCTGCCGAGTTTGCGTCTGACGGCCTTGTTCATCGGGTGGTCACACTGGCCAATGGAACCACGCTGCTGCGAAACCGACCGATGCCCTTCTGGCACGGCCAGCTGCCCTTCCTCGCCTACTCGCCTATGCCAGATCCCCACTATTTCCATGGGCCTGGGAAGGTGGAGATCGGGGAGAAGATGCAGTTCGCAGCTAATAGGTTTGCCAACCAGAAGATGGATGGGCTAGATATTGGTGTAGACATGATGTGGCTGGTGGATAGGTCTAGGGGCATCAATACTTCGAATCTCTACTCTAGGGCTGGTCGGGTGATTGGGGTGGATGGGCCGGTAGATGAGTCGGTCATCCGTCCAATTTCGCCGGATATGCGAGGTCTCCAACTTGCTTATCAAGAGATCGCGACATTGTGGGGTTGGATTCAGCAGGGCACTGGTATTGTGGAAGACACGGTCAGCGGCATGCCGTCCTCAGGACGCCAAACCGCCCGAGAGTTCATGGGACGACAAGAGAACGTCCTCACCCGACTCATGCTCGAAGCCAGACTAGCTGAGGAGGCATTCATTGAGCCTCTGGCTAACCAGTTTGTGGAGCTGAACAAGCAGTTCCTGACAGTTCCCCATGAAGTGAAGATTCTTGGCTCTGACGCGACGGTTAACCCGATTACGGGGTATCCAATGCCTCAGGAACCCACACAGATGGGCCTAGAGGATATTAACCACAATTATCGGGCCCGCGCTGTTGGAGCCACCCAAATGCTCGGGCGGCAGGTGCGGCAACAGAACCTCATGGCGTTGCTACAGACTATGCAGGTTAACCCGGTGGCGGTGCAGATGGTCAACTGGGCCTCGTTCCTGAGGCAGACCTTCGAAGCCTTCGACTTCCGCAACATCGACGAGCTGCTGCTCACCCAGCCCAATGCAGTGAACCAGCAGGCAGCGGCTGGTCCGCAGAAGCCGCCGACGCCGGAAGAGCAGCAAAATGCGGCGATGTCGCCCCAGGGAATGGGGGGCCAGGGGGGGCCTCAGGGTGGTGGAATGCCGCCTGAGGTTATGCAAGAGATCATGGGGCAGATGGGTCAATGAAGCGTAGTTGGAGAGCAAAGGACACGAAGAGCTGTATTTACTGTGATAGCCCTAATGTCATTCACTGGGTCATCAATGGCACGGGGGTAGTGGTCCACAAGTGTGAGGACTGCAAGCAGAAATGGGATGATCCAGTCGAAGAGGAGGCTTAGGTGGAGTTGCCGTTCGAGAATGAGGACCAATTGTGGGCTGCTGTAGAAAACCTCTTGACAAGTGAGGGGTGGACTGGGTATATTGTTCCTAGTCTTGAAGCAACCATGAAGTCTGATTTGGTTGCTCTAAGTTCAGCAAAGCGTAGTGAGACCACCTCAGATGACTTTCTGAGGGGTCGCATTGCGATGGCTGGCTCGCTGCTCAATGTGCTTCCGGCAAAGCTACTGGAGTACAGGGAGAAGGCGAATGAGCCGAAAGCGGAGATCCTGAATGCTGACGGCCAACCCGTCAGCGCAGGGGATCCATATGGAGAGAATCTAGAGAGTGGCCAACCCACTCTCGAAGGAGTGTAAGCGATGACGGTCAACCCGTTTCATCCAGGGCTAGAAGAGGGCGGGGGCCAACCCCCTGAGCGACTGCTAGCGGGGAAGTACAAGTCTGTCGAAGAGCTGGAGAAGGGATATCTCAACCTTCAGACGGTTGAGAATCAAAACAATCAGCGAATTATGGCTCTGGAGGATAGATTCCAGGGCGATATTCGTGTGAACCCTGCTGAACGATCCGCTGCCAGAAAGAGGCCGGAAGACGCGCTTGAGGAAATCGGAATTGACCCGACTGTGATCGGGGAGTTCCTAGAGCAGAAGCTCAATCAGGCGCTGAATCCGATCATTCAGGGGGCCCAGGCTAGGGAGCAGCTTAAGCGTAGTTACCCGAACTTCGAGACTCTTGAGGGTGAAGTCGCAACGTTCATTCAATCAAACCCCGAGATCAAGCAGAGATATCAGCGGATGTTCCAAGCTGACCAGGGTGGGGCGATGGAGTGGGCAATCAACCGATATCAGGCTGCACAGGGCGGCTCCCGCGAGAGTGCGACTGGCGCAGAACAGTTGAGTAACCGACTCGATGCGATGCTGCCAGGGCAAGGTGCTGGAGCGACACCGAGAGGAGCTGATATTGGGCAGGCTCAGAGACTTGAGGCCCTGCAGGGTGCCTACGAACATGCCGTAAAGACTGGTGATTGGAGCCGCTATATGGGTCTGCGGATCGATGAAGCTGTGCCGGATAACCACATTTCGAGGGTTCCTGGCACCTTCTAAGAGACTCTAATGCCTAATGTAGCCCTATTTCAGACTTACGACTTCGGATTCGGAGCGGGTTCGTCTAACCGCGAAGATCTTCTGGATGTCATCGTTAATATCGCGCCGTATGAGACGCCGTTCTTCTCTACGTGCCCGAAGACTACCACCAAACACACGACTCACGACTGGCTTGAGGACAGCCTTACGGCTGCATCCGGTAATCCCTACGGTGTGTACTTCGAAGGTGCTGACTTCACGGCCCAGGCGGTGTCCAACCGTTCGCGTAAGACCAATGTGACACAGATCTTCCGTAAGGACATCAACATCTCGGAGACTCAGCGGACGGTCAACCCGGCTGGACTGAAGGATGAGTATGCGTATCAGGTGGGCATTGCGCTGAAGGAAATTGCGCGTCATATTGAGACGCGTATCTTTGCTTCGGCTGCTTCTGCGACTGGTGCCTCAGGTACTGTGCGTCTGCTGAAGCCCCTTGAGGGTTTCATCGCGACCAACACGGCATCTGCGGCCTCCGGTCTTGTGACGAAGGCTAGCCTCGATGCATTGATCGAGGCGGTCTACATCGCTGGTGGAGCGCCTGACCGTCTGTATATGTACCCGAACACCAAGACTCAGTATGCCTCTGTGCTTGGTGGAACGGCGGTCAACTACCGGAATATTGCGGCCCAGGATCAGCGGGTGGTGGCGAATGTCGACGTGTATCAGTCGAACTTCAACATTATCCAGCTGGTGCCTGATCGCTTCGTGCCGGGCGCGTCTGTGACCACGGGCTATGGACGTAACTGGCTGATTGAGAGCCCGAAGGCACGAATTGCCTTCCTGCGACCGATTAAGCACGTGCCGCTGCCGCCCAACGGTGATAGCACTCGTGGTATGATTCTGGGTGAGCTGACTCTGGAGCTGATGGCCGAGGCTGCTCACGGCAAGATCATCAATCAGGTTACTGCGTAAGCAGGGACCTAATCCCAGCCTGGGGCCTAGTGCTGGCCCCAGGCTCTTGGGGTTCCAATGGCAGAAGATGCAGCAGCACAAGATGATGGTGGGATTGATCCTCTAAATATTGATCCAGGTGGGGATCCAGTAGGAGGGGGAGGCGGTAGTTCTTCTCCTTCAGCTCCTAATCAGCAACAGACTACCACAAGTAAGAAGGATCCTAACCAAAGTGAGGGCGTTGTGAAACTAGACCCGATGAAACGACCTGGGTGGCTTGGCAATGCTCCCGGAGCCTACAGTGGTAGTATCAACGATATCTCAAATGCCCTGCGTATCATCGGTGAAATCGCTGAGATGGACAAGGGCAATGGGCTTGGTTGCTACTACGGAACTGGCTTCGATGAGACTGGTGAGCCTATGCTTGCAGCCGATACCAAAGCTGCGGCTGAAGATAGTAATGTAGAATATATGCCAGACTGGGCATATTCTCGT